CCCGCGACAGGTTCTACTCTTACAATAGCTGATGGCCAAACTCTTACAGTTAATGGTTCAGCTACTATTACGAACGGCACACATTCAGGTACTAATACAGGTGATGAGATTGTTGCAATAGGGTCGGAATTAGATACTGGAACTGATGATGTTAAATATGCTTCAGCACTAGCTTTAAAGAATAGTCATAATGTACCGAGTGTTGCACCCGGTACATCTGGAAACCTACTACAGTCAAATGGCACAGACTGGGTGAGTAATACAGTATCTTTCGCTAAACAATCTTATGATACAGTAGTAGCTTCATCGGGCGGAGACTACACAACTATCTCAGCAGCAGTTGCAGCAGGTAAAACCAGAATATTTGTAAGGAATGGAACTTATAATGAATCTGTATCTTTTACTGCATCGGCTGCTAATACACATATTATTGGCGAAAGCATGGAAGGCACAATAATCAATATTGGCAACGATAAGGCGTTCACATTATCGGGTAGCTATTCAGTTGTAGCTAATTTAAAGATGCAAGCAACCTCTGGCAATGGTACATATATATTTGTACCATCAGGACAATATATAGTAGTGGATAGGGTCCACTTCCAGACTGGAACCGACAAAATTATTAATAGTACTGGTGCATACAATAGATACAGCCAATGTCTAATCGAACATACGAGTAATACAGCATCGATGAGGTTGTTATTTGCAAGTGGTACGCAGCAAGCTGTAGTCAATTGTCGCATTAAGTGTAATTCAAATAATACGGCTGGTTTTATGTCTGTCACATGTGATGATTTTACTTTTACTGGTAATACGTTTGATATAAGCAATGGTAACTCTGGTGCTGGGACAGGTATGGTAGTATCAGGGACAGCCACTATCTCGGGGAATACATTTAGAACAAACCAAGTATCAAATCAAATTGCTATATCTTACACTGGAGCAACTGGGAATATAACTGGTAACTCATTTTATGGGTTTGCTACAACAATAGCTGATGCTGGTGCTGCAACAGTTATTGGCCCGAATGTTGGTGTGCCCACTATACTAAGAAAAGATTATGTTTACATGAAAAACACTTCAGGTGGGACAATTAATGCTGGTGATATTGTTACCTTCAAAGCTGTAGCGGCTGGTAATGAGGTCACTACTACTACAACAGCAAGTGATAATCTAGTGTTTGGCGTAGCTGCAGCTTCAATTAGCAGCAATGCCTATGGGTACATCCAAACCAGTGGTAAAACAACCCTGCTTAAAGTCAACGGCACAACTGATATTGCAGTAGGTGATTTCATAACTACTTATACAACTGCAGGGATAGGTGCAAAAGCTGGAGCAGGTGGACTCGCCATAGCCATAGCTCTCGAAGCTTATACAAAAGATGATTCGAGTGGGGTCATAGACGCATTAATTATAGAACCAAGGAGATTATAATGGACATAAAATATAAGGATTATTATGGGCAAATTAGATAAAAAATCAGACAAGTCAATAGAGTATAAGTTTGCTGAGACTAAAGAAGCTATAGCAGATATTAGACAGAGACCTATTAGCGTTGCAGTAACACAGGAAATAACAACTGGTGAGCTTATAACTTTGGAAGAGCTAGAAAACTTACTAGACATCCAGCAAAAAGCTGTCAAAGATACACAAGATAAAATCAAGAGTATAAAAACAGCACTGGGCATCTAGTGGTAGAAGTCCGTTGCAAGAACTGTAACAAGATATTAGCAAAAGCTAATATTATGAATGCGGCTATCAAATGCAATAGGTGTAAGTTTATATTCGAGTACAAAGTATATACAAACGATGTTTTTTCAAATCTAGAAGAACCTAAAAAACAGTTTACAACTCAAGAAGAGTATATTATAGTAAGTACAGAGGCCCAAGAGCCCAAACTACGAAAGTGGTGTTAGTGTATAACACGTAAATACATTAACCTCTTGGGTCTTTTTTATATTTAAGGAGACAAAAATGCTAATCAAAGCAGACGGTTATATCGAAAAAGCAACTAAACTATCTGAGGGTGAAGTTGATGTAGTAGTAAGTACAGGTGACATTGATGCACACGGTGAACGTATTAATGTTAAAGGTATTGACTACAAAAGCTACCTAAAGGGCAACAACGTTATTCTTTGGGGTCATGATGGATTTAATCTACCTATAGGCAACACTACTAAGATGTGGCTTGATGGTGATAAGTTAATGGCTCGTGCTAAGTTTTATCTTAAAGAGGAATTCCCACGTAAGATCTACCAACACATAGTAGACGGAGTTGTTAAAGCTGTATCAATTGGTGGAATGGTTGAGGAGTGGGGCGAAGACGGTATGACTATTGCTAGACTTAAAATGAAAGAGTTTAGTTTTGTGTCTATACCTGCCAATGAGTTTGCACTTGTCGCTAGTAAGAGTTATAAGCCACTTGATGGTGACCAGAATGCAGAGCTTAGATTACTAGGTAATAACTATGCACGTAAGATCTTTAGCAAGAGTGATGGAGTTAATGAGATACATAAAAATATAGAAGTGTTAGATACACTCGTAGCCACGTTAAAGGAATTAGCTATCAGCGAACCCCAGGACGTATTGGCAGACGAGTCGACTAACTATCGTGTTGTGCTTAAACAAGCTCAAGTGGTCGATCAACAGGTAGAAACAGTCATAAAATCAATTAAATTGAAGGGAAATTAATATGAGTGATGTAAACACTGTAGAGATTGATGAAGCTGTAGTTAAAACTATTGCTGACCAAGTTAAAAATTCTATTGAAGTTCCAACAGCTGATGCTATTGCTAGCTCACTAGCTGAGAAAATGGAAGATGTTCGTAAAAAAGATATCCTAGAGACTGACGCAAAGCGTAATCTTAAGAACGATATTAGTACTTTGCCAAAAGAAGTTCGATTTGCTAAAGCTGTTAAAGCTTTTACAAGCAAAGACGGACAAGCTATTGCTGAGTACAATGCTTTTGTTAACAAACAATGGCAAGATGTAAACAAGGCTAACTACCAGAACGTAACAACTGCTGCTGACGGTGCTTCATTAGTACCAGACCCAGAATTTGTTGCTGAGATAGAACGTCTTACTGTTGATTACGGTACTGCTGCACGTCTAGCTACTGTACGTTCAACTGATCGTGATTCTGTAACACTTCTAAGTGGTACAAACGAGATTAGCTTTACGTCTGCTGCTGAAGCAACTGCTGTTAATGCACAGAAACTTACATACGCTGCTGCAACTGCTGCTCTTAACAAGTACATTGCTACTTTAGTTATGACTAGCGAATTAGTAGAGGATAGTGCTATAAACATTTTCCAAGATGCTACTAATGAAATTGCACGAGCACGTGCTAAGTTGTTCGATCAGTTAGTATTTACTGATTCAACATACGGTATATTAACTCCATCTGCTGGTGAAGCTTACAAGACACAAACTGTTGGTAGTGCTATAACTGACTTTGATGCTGACGACGCTATGAATGCACAGTACAAAGTTGTAAGTTCTGTACGACGTAACGGTAAGTTCTTTATGCACCCAACTGTATGGAATCAACTACGTCAGACTAAAGAAGCTACTACTGGTGGTTACTTGTTTGGTGGTGTTGGCCAGTCAGTTAACCCAACTATTGATGGTGTACCTGTAGAATTAGTAGACATCCTACCTGCTGTTGGTGAAATTACAGCTAACGAGCCATTTGCACTATTTGGTGACTTAAGCCGTATCCAGTTGCATGTTAAGAGACTACTTGAGACTAAGGTATTTGACTCTGGTGTTGTAAAAGACGCTGGTGGTTCTGACATTAACTTAATTACTCAAGATTCATGGGCTTTACGAGCTACACTTCGTTGCGTACCACAAACTAGGTTCACCGGAGCCTTCTGTGTTATTGGAACTGGAACTGTATCTTAAGTCAAGTTTATTGCATAATAAGTTAAGAAAGGGATATAATGGCAAACATTTCAAACTTGAAAGTAGCTGCTGGTTCTCGTATAACTTTTGGTGGTGTTGATCTAGGTCACACTGTTGATGGTACAGAGCTTGAGATCAAACGAGATCTTACAATGGTCAAAACAGACATTTACGGGTCAACTCCTGTAGACTATGTTGTTACTGGCCAAGAAGCTCGCATCAAACTAAAGTTAGCAGAGATCATCCCAGGTACTCTTGCTTATATCTTGCCTGAAGCTGATTGGGACGTTGGCAGTGCTGACGACCATGTACACTTCGGTACTAAGCCTGGTTATTCACTACGTAATGATGCTTTAGAGCTTGTTATCACTCCACAAGGTGGTAACTCAGATGGTAATTTAACAATTACTTTATTTAAAGCAGTCTCAGTAGGTGATATCAAACTAGCTTACAAGATAGATGAGCAGTCTGTATTTGATGGCGTAGAGTTCGTTGCACTTGTTGACGAATCTCGTGCTGCCACTGACGGCAGATTACTCGGGCGAGTGGGCCCGGCAGCCATATCTTAATCGATATAGCTACTTAACATTTAGAGGGTTTATTGTAAACCCTCTTTTTGTTTTATGTGATATTATATATACATGGTCTATGGTTATTTTAATCGAGCATTAATAAACATAAAAGGAACAATAGATGGCACTAATAACACAGTCCGACATCGAAGCAAGGTTAGGCAGAAGCCTGACTGCGGAGGAAACCACCACGTTTACGATTGTAAACAATGCACTACAATCAAAAGTAGAGCAAATGATCGGGTCAGACGTAGAGTCGGTTAGTGAAACTACTCGTTATTACGATGGTGGTGTACAGCACCTACCTATTAATCCATGTACTAACATTACAAGCGTCAAACTTGTTGATGATGACCAAGTAGCCACAGATACCTACGACACTACAGACTATACAACTGAACCCATTAATAAGACGCTTAAGACCATGCTTAGACACCGCTCAGGAGCTTTTAGCATTGGTATTAACAATATTGCCGTAGCTGCCAAGTTTTCAATCTACGGAGACACAGACACTCTTAATATAGTTAAAGATGCCATGATAAACGCTTTAGTTAGCGAAGTTAATAATTCAGACAACATCAAGCGTGAATCTATAGAGGGTTACAGCATAGAGTATGCTACTACCGAAACTAAGAATTCACTTGCATCAATTAAGTACTTATTCCCGGAGATCTAAATGCGACCTCCAATGAATCACACTGCTTACAAGGTTACAACAACCCGTAATGCGTACGGTGATTTTACTGCTAGTGGCGAGACTGCCCTAAAGTGTCATGTTAGAATTATAACTTTTCATAACTCTACTAACGCAGACGAGACTACAGACAGCGATGCACTGATGTGGTTTGAGCCTGACAGTGGTGTTGTGAAACAAGATATAATCAAATTCGAGGGAACTCATTATCGAGTAGATAGGGTAGTAGAAGCCCGTAGATTGAGAAGTCCCGCAGTTCAATTTTTAAAAGTAGAACTTATGAAATATGGAGTTATATCATGAGCGTCGTGGTTATTAACAATCTGCCTTTGTTTGGTAACATCGCTAAAAAGACTTTAGACGATGCATTAGGTTCAGCTGCCAGAGACACCCAAGTTGATGCCAAAGCCCATGCACCATTCCAAAAAGGAGCTTTAAGGTCTTATTCAGATAACAACAGACAAGGTAATCTTCATTGGCGAGTGTCTTTTGATATGGAGTACGCAGCTTATCAGGAGCGTGGAGCTAGACGTGACGGCAGCCACAGAGTGCGTAAGTATTCTACTAGTGGCACAGGTGCTCATTTCTTAGAAAATGCTGGCGATAAACAAATACTTAAATTACCAGGTAAGTTTAAAATGTATGCTCAAAGGGCAAAAGTATGAACGACGTAGCCTACGAGATAGCTAAATATATAGCCAATGCAGGCTATGGCACGCTTGGAACAGATGTTTTTGCTGGGCAAATACCATCAGATCAAAACGGCATATACGTAATAAGAGCAGGGGGAAGTTTAAACAATTATAATTCAATAGCAAATACAGTAGTAGATGTTTATATTAAGAATACCCAAGCTAGTACTTGTATAACTACACTAGAAGGCATTAAGGCCTACATACATCGCATGTACGACACTAATATTGATAATACACATATCTACTCAATATTAGTTATAGGAGACGTTACAGACGTTCAGAGAGATGCTGAATACAACAAAGTTTTTAAAATAACAGTCCAAGTGATCCATAGAGACACTGGCGTAATATCGTAAGGAGAATACCATGAGTATGAGTATCGAAGATCTACAGCCAAAAGATTTTACAATCAAGGTGAAAGGCTTAGAGCTACCGTGTAAACCACCGAGGTTATCACACACTTTAGTGATTAATAAAGTAGGCGAAGTGTTTACTGACTCTAAAAATGCTAGTAGAGAGCAAATAGAACAAGCAGAAAAAGACTTTGACTGGGTAATAGGAGATTTAATACCTAAATTAAAAGGTATCAACCTAGATATACAATCAGTCATAGATGTTATTACTCAGATTATGGAACATGTACAACCTGCGGAAGATAAGGAACTTAAAGAAAAGGGGGTTAAATTTGATGTTGACCCAAAAGCCGAGAGGATTGGCTAATTATGATACCGCAGTTTATGCAATTCTACGGATATAAAACTCAAGATGTTTTAAATGAATTTGCGGTAACATTTTTCTCATTAGTCAATTCTATGTCTAGAATAAAAGGCAACGACAGTCTTATACTTTTATCTATAAATAGTGCGGCCTTTAATGGTGGTAGCGAAGGTAAGACTATAGCAGAGCAATTACAAAAACAATCAAAAGGCAATCATGGAATATTGCAAGAAGTTAGGAATATAAAGAAATGAGTACTAGCGTTGGATCTGTACATTATGATCTAAAATTACAAACAGCTCAATTTGATGCTGCATCTGCTAGCATACACGGCAAGCTTAGCAGTCTAAAATCTTCAATGAATGACACCTCTGGTAGTGCTACAGACATGGGCGACAAAGGTGGTGGTGGCTTTATGTCGTTTGCTGGCAAGGCTGCCATAGCTGCGGCTGCTGTACTTGGAATTGGGTATGCTATAAAGGCTACTGTTGGTCCGATGATAAGCATAGGTATGGAAGCCCAGAATCTTAGAACTAATCTTGATGTGCTTACTGGTTCTGCCGAAAGTGGTGCAAAAATGTACAAGCAATTAGTAGACTTTGCCGCAAAGACACCGTTTGAAAGTACAGAACTCGTTGCAGCCTCCACCCAAATGTTATCTTTTGGAATTGCCCAAGATAAAATTATGCCCAACCTACAAGCTTTAGGTGATGTAGCAATGGGTAACAAAGACAAGTTATCTGGTCTTACTTATGCCTTTTCACAAGTACAGTCTACTGGTCGTTTAATGGGCCAAGA